GTTCATCAATCCCTAATTGAGAAAATTTATCCTGCTAGTATTATCGATCTAGCAAAAGATAAATTAATTTCTATGAACGCCGAATCTCATACTACCAAACTTATGGAAGTTTTGGAAGTTGTTGGAGCTTTAGCTGTCACATTACCTGCAATGAAAACCCCAGCTCAAGTTGCTGCTCAAATTGTTTTATCTTTAAGAGCATTAACTACTGGAAGCCTTTGTGAGCAACTTATGGCTCAAGAGGACACTATGAAATGGTGCAAAGAATTATTTGGATATAATATTTTTGAACCACAAGCAGGAATTTTTGGAAATAATGTGCCTTCTAGTGCTAATTGGCTTAGTAAAATCCCAGATTTACGTGAAAATTGGGATGCTGTACGAAATGCACCTATGTTTGGTAAAATTTCATCTCTTATTTCTGTAGCAGCCTCTATTGGTTTATGCTCAGTTACTAACCTTAAATGGTCTGTGCAAGGAGTTGATTTATTCAGAGTAGGTACTATTTCTAAACATAAAACAGCCATCGATTTAGTAGGTGCAGTCTTAGATACTGTTGTTTATTTTATTGAAGGTGGTTATGAATGTTTTAAACAAAAATCCTTTAGTCCACTATTTTTCTCTAATAATGATAGCAAAGCTTTGGATGATTTATATTTTCCTTTATTGGAATTACATGAACATGCTATGGTCTTTAATCTTCATGAGAAGAAAGTTACTATTAAAAAGGAACTTAAATCTATCAGTGATATCGAATATAGTCAATTACTTGATGAGGCTTTAGAATTGGCCGAGAGGCTTTTTAAATCTGCTAAAGGTACTTGGCAACAAGGGTATTTAGAAAAACGTATTGATGTTTTACGAAAGAATCGTGCCGCATATCATGCTAAACGAATTGACGGATCTATGCGTTTTGCTCCTTTTACAGTTTATGTTTGGGGAGATTCTGGTCGAGGTAAGACCACTATTGCTCAAGTTGTAATGGCTGATTGTTTAGCAGCTGCAGGAGTTGATCCTGATACTAAAAACACTGCTATTATTAAAGAATCTGATAAGTTTGATTCCACATTGAAAGGACATACTACAGGTATCTTTTTTGATGATTTAGGAAATACCAAATCTGATTTTTTAGATAAGGCTCCTACCGAACGTATTATTGATATCAACAACAATATGATTACTTATGCAAATAAAGCTGACCTTCATGAGAAAGGAAAAATTGAAATCAGACCACGTGTATTTGTTATTACTTCAAATGCTCCTTTGGCAAAACATGCTAATACTGGTTCTATTTGTCCATACTCTATTGTCCGACGTGCCGATGTGCATTTGGAAGTAACAGTCAAAGATAAATTTGCTCTTGAAGATGGACGTCTTGATAGTAGCAAAGCTTTGGAGAGTTTTCCTGGAGATTCATTAGTTAATGATATTTGGGATATCCAAATATATACACCTTTAGAGAAAAAACAAGGTGGAGATAGTTCCCATTTACGCCATGTTGATGGTGTTTTACAATCCAACCCTCGTTCTATTGACCAAGCTCTCATATTTCTTACAACAAAATGCAAACAACATTTTGAAAATCAACGACGATTAATTAAGAAAGGAGAAGGCTTGGTCGCTTCTCGTAGATATTGCTCTACTTGTAATTTGGCTCACACATTTTGTAAGTGTGAAGTTATTACTGAGCACCAATCATCTTTGGAAGAATCTTTTGATTTTATTAAAGATCAGTTTGAATCTATGGGAGCACGTACATCTAATGCTTTAGGCAATTTACCTACATGGTTATTTACTAACAAATTGATCACGCGAACTTATTTATTATGTAATGCTCGTGGATTTCTTGTTTTCGAAAGAAAAGTAAGAAACGGTGTATCATTTTCTTTGCTATCTTTTTTGGCAGTAGTATCTTTGTTTGAATGCATTAATTCCATATTGTTAGGTGGAGCTATCACTTTATTTCATATGTTGATTTATGGTAGTTTACTAGCAAGATGGCGTGATGACAGAATGAATGAATTGCTTTCTCGTAGAGATGC